ATGGATAGGAGTTGTTAAAGTTCCGCCTGTTGCCAGAACAACTGCTCCTGACCCTGTAGTAGAAGAACTAGAAGCTGATGTAGCCCTTCCATAAGCGTCAAAAGTTACCGTAGGTAGGGTATATGAGCCTGCCGTAACAGAAGTGCTTGCAAGGCTAATTACGGGCGCTGTAGACCCATTGGCAACGGAAATCTGCCCAGAAGTACCTGTTACGGATACTGCACCTATAGTTGTTCCACTTAATGCCAACAAACCAGTTCCGCTTGTACCCACAAGATTTTGAAGTACGGTTGACAATGAAATTGTTGGATTACCAGATACGCCATTTCCATTTGTCACTGTCAATCCAGTACCAGAGGCTGTAATTGTGACATTTGAAAGGGTAGATGCGCCTGTTTTTACTTGAATTCCTGAGCCTGAGCTAATTAAAGATGCTAAAGCACCAGATGGAGCAATCGTATAAGTACCTTGAGCACCACCATCCGTTAGACTCAAGCCCGTAGCTGTAGACAAGCTTCTACTATTGGTTAGGCTAGATTGTTGCCCAACCGTCAAAAAGGTTTGAGTTTGCGTGGGCTGAACAGCAATAGAGCCTGTTGTTGTCTGTACGGTTACTCCATTTTGAACTATGGGTACAGACTCTGATCCAGTCAAAGCGCTTGCTGTGGGTAGCTGAGATATGGTTACGTTTGCCATGATTAACTCAATGAAAGGTTGTCAAGGTTGCCGTTTTGTGCAGGATTAGATGTTGTCTGCGATGGGGAAATTACGGCATCGTAATAGTCACCAGTTTGCAAATTATTGTTTGTCGTAGACACATCTTGATCTGGCCTAGGAAAACGAATGTTGATACGTTCAGTCTTCCTAGCCGCCAAACGATAGGGATCTTTTTCGTCTGCACAGCCTTCATTACAAACCCGTAATCCGGGAAAGTTAGGATCATTCCTCATGAACGCGTGGGCACGCTTCATCTTGCATCTATCGCAGATTGCAATTGAAATTGTCGATAAACCACGAGTATCAAGGAATTTAGGCATTAGACGGTCCTCCCTTGAGCCAACAATGTAGCACGCCGAGATGCAACTCGCTTGGCAATTTGCTCAGGAGTTTGCTTGCGTCCTTTGCCTGCTTTGCCACCAAGAATCTGGGCTTCTTTTGTAAAAGTTCTATCTTTAGCATACGGCCTTGATACACCTTTAGTTTTTAAAGATTTTTTTTCTTGCGCTTCAGCAGTCCAAGCCAAATGACGATGTGCGTGCAATGCTTCTAAAGAATTTTGAGATACTTTTCTGCCAATTAAAGCTTTGCGTGTTTTTTCTATAGCTTCTAAAGATTTTGGTTTACCAATAGCAGAAGCAGACATTTTTGCTTTTTGCTCATCAGATTTTGGAATGCCCAAAAATCTAATACTTGTAAGTTTTGAAATTTCAATTTTTGCTATTTCGTAAAGTCTAGAATTAACATAAAAACCGTCATTCCCACGCATTTTTCTTATGGCAAACCATTGATTACCACCATGTATTTTTGCTAATAAAAAATGCGCTATAAAATGTTCTCTTGCAGTCAAATCAACCAAATTGTTAGGATCAGTTTTGTGACCACCCATGGATTTTGGAATTATGTGGTGAGTTTCTTTATAGCCGTCTACTGCTATACGGCTTTTGCATTTTCTGATCAAATCATCATAAACTTTTTGATAATTCATTTCTTGTACTCCGTAATAATTGGTAATCATATTATATCCAATCATTAGCGTGTATAGCAAGATATATTCGGCGCAAGGTACTCAGGAGACTTGTCTCTTTCCTCTTGCTCGACATCATAAAGATGTTTATCCGCTTGTTTTTCGAGGTAAGCAATTCGGTTTAAATCAACAGCAGGAAACTCCAAGCTCATTTTGTGAGCTAGTAAGTTGATAACCGCCTCATACCAACGATTTGGGATAGCCAATTGACCAGAAAGAGCCCCAACGTCTTGGATATAAGTTGAATACCATACGGTAATTTGAACAAATGACGTAGATGGAACAGGCCAAAGCGCCAAAGTAGGATTGGGGATTGTTCTTTCAAAGTAATATTGAAATGGCTGGTTAGCCGTGAAGTTTTTGTTAGGCAAATTGGTGTAATCGTCCCTATTTAGGCGTGACATCTCAATTTCTAAGCTCATATTGCCCAAATACCACTCACGAAGCGCCAAAGTTGTACCGTTAAAGGCTTGAATTCGGTAGTAAATGACGTTTGAGCCGGGATCTATGTCTTGCCAAATCCACTGACCGTCTGTAACAGTGACAGAGGTAGCCGTGTATAAGGTTGTCCAATTGGTTCCATCGCTTGAGGATTGAAGATAATAGCTCCACGTGGCGCTTCCACCCCCAGAAATATATGGCATGATACCAATTGAGCCAATGTATTGAGGGTTGTTTGTACCATAGTTAACTACAAAATTGCCATTTGCACTGGTTTGCTGAGCATATGTGCTGACATTATCATCATACAAGTAAGCAACATTGCCACCGGCGCTAGAAGAATAGCTACCAGAAGGCTGTTGCATTTGGCGATACAAGACGTTTAAAGCGTCGTTTGCACCAGCAGGCAACGTGTACATGTACTGGTTTGCATTACAGCCTATAACGGTCTTGGAAATGGCAAAATACTGTATGCCACGGTTCATCATGTGGGACAGCAAAAAGAAAAGATTCTCTCTAGCCGCCAATTGAAGCTCAGAACTAACTTCTTCAGCCAATTTTCCGCACCGACGCGCCGCATGGTCAATGACGGTTTGTACTGTAACGACGGTTTGACCTACTGTTCCTGAGTATGCCATTTATATTCCTTACCAACCGGGGCAATTCCAACGCTTGAGTGATGCTTTTGCTCTTGGCGCATCTCCACTTGCGTGCTTAACTACCCCTGACATTCTTGCACAAAATGAATCTTTACGAGCACCGCCCTTAGGCTGTGGAGCTTTTAAGTGCGATCCAGTTTCTCGATTGTACTTTTCCCTACCTTTGGCTGTGAGTCCTGCTCCTTTGCTTGTCGGTAGTTTTTCACCGCGACCGACAGCCAAACTGACCCCACCGCCATCTTTCTTTTTAACCGTCTTAGCTGACTCAATAAAGGCTTCCTTGGTGGGGGCGCCTTTAGATCCGACACGACGCATGTGTTCTCCTGATCCATGGGCTATCCTCTCTTGTTTTGCGTGAATATTGGCATACAAACCGCCTTTATCCATCTTTTCCCCCTTATCCGCTTTAACAAATTCTTTGCCTACCTTTTGGGGGACACCGCCAAACCCACCTTTTGTGTGGGCGGCGGCTTCCATCAGCCTGTGTTGAGCAGGTGACTTGCTAGGCATATTAAGCCTGCGATTCTTGCCAAGACAAACGGGCAAATGCAGTACCATTTGAACCAATTTGGCTAACTGTCACATACAAAATATCAGGACCATCAGGATAAGTTCCTGCTTGGCTTGTAGGAACGCTGTTTGACAATCCACCGCCAAGAGCCGCATTACCAAATGGAGCAACTGCGGTCAAATCCAAAGTTGTTTGTCCAGATGTATTGGTAAAGAATGCCGCAATTGATTCACCGCCAGTGATGGTGGTTGCTGTATTGGTATTTGTCGCAACTTGCACAATTGATGTTGTGTTTGTTCCGTTTTGTGTTGGAGAAGCAAAAGATGTGAATCCACTTGTTCCACCAATTACACCATTCAAAATGAACTGTACCAAGTAACTTGTGGTTGTCAACATAGCAATCTCACGCATTTGCAATTGCAAGCGGTTGATAATCTCTTTAACACCCAATGTACCAACAGTGCCATTGTCCACAGAAGGCGCAACACGGATAGCCATAATTGGCACAGCAGTTGAACTTGTTGTAGACACAGAAGATGTCATACCGTAGTTATAGATTAAGGATACGTCTTGTGTAAATCCACCATCCATCACTACAGATGAACCCCAGTGTGACAATTGAGCCGCTGAATCAGGCGATGCATATTCAACTGCAACTGGCGTTGTGGCTGAATATGTAAATGCTGTTGCGGCGGCACCACCTGTAGCGCCACGAGTTACACCAGTCAAGCTTGTTGATGTCAATCCAGTATATGTAATGTACTCAATTGCACCTGACACACCATTACCGATGATCCTTGCAGATCCACCAGCAGGATTGAAACCTGAAGTGCTCAATACATTGATTGAAGTATCAGTTGTGGCAATACTTGATGTGATTGTCGTGATTGGCAACACATTATTTTGCTCATAGTGCGATGGCAAGTTGCCTGAACGCATATAAGCTTGATATTGCACATTGTTGTTTTGGAAACCATAGACATAAATGATCTGTCCATTGGTAGCTCTAAATCCAAATCTAGCAACACCAGCACCATACCAAGAGTAGTCCATGTAGAACATCTGTACTTTGGTCAAGTCAAGGTTGTATCCAGAAGGATTAGCGGCTGAATTGGAACCATCACATACATCCCACCATTGTGATTGTGGCACTTTAACCTCAACAACACGTGAAACCAACGCATTAGCAATTGTCACGCCACGATACTCAGGAGTGATATATAACTGTGTATCACTTGTGATTGTGGTCACACGATGTGTTTGTCCGCGAATAACAATATAGTCACCAACAACCAACTGAGTTGTGAATTGGGTATTGCTACCAGTTACAAGTGAACTGCTTTGTGTGGCTGTCACGGTTCCTGTAATTTGGTTTACGCTGTTGCGCAATACAACATACAGTTGTTGTCCGTCAAATTGAAAGAAAATTCCGTTTTGGCTATCAAAGAAACCAATTTTGTTGCTAGATCCATACCATGAGTAGGGGCTAACGTGAGGAATCAAAGGAACAGTTGATGTAGCTGTTGTGGCTGTTGGAGTTGACAATGCTACATAAGTAAATGTCAAAGGAGTTGGTACACTGGTAATCTTAAAAATACCATTGTAAGCACTCTGGTCAAAGCCATTCACTTGAACATATGTGTTTACAGTCAAATTATGAGGAGTTTTGCTCGTCACAGTGACTGTTGTTCCAGAAGACGTCAATGTTGTAAACGCAATCTGTGGCTTGAGGATAGTTCCAGTAGAGAACTGAATGCCTTTACCTGATTGATAACGGAAATAACGTCTAGTTTGACGGAACAACTGTTGATTTGGAACAGAAGCACCAGCCGTAAAGTTAACAGATCCATCATAAGCGTGAGTATCTACCCATCCAGAAGGACGTCCATAAAGATTTGTTTGTCCAGCAGTATTTGCAATTGTTGTCGATGGCGTACCATTGACGTTAACAAATGTAAATGTGTTTGCGGATGGAGTTGTTGCAACAGTTTGTGAACCATTGATCTGAGTTGCGGTCGATGGTCCAGTTGTTCCTGTAATAAAAATTGCAGAATTGACTGACAAACCATGTGGGAATTGAGTGGTAACAGTTACTGTAGAACCGCTAAAAGTGAAAGCGGTAGTTCCTGTTAATGCAATACCGCAATTAGAGTATGTGTAACCCTGATAGCAGTATGTTGTTGTTGCAGAATAGTTGTTAACTGTAGTTACGGGATTAGCAACTTGCACAGTAATTGAAGTACCAGCACTTACACCTGCAACCACATATGCCCAGCCTGATGCATTGGGATCAATTGTGTCTTCAATGAATAAAGGGGTTCCAGTTGCAATAGTTACATTTGATGAAAATGTAATAACCAACTGATAAGTATTTGCTTGATTACCTGTAATAGCAGACACGGGCAAAGCCGAATTAGCTAAATAATACAGAGATTGACGGTTGTTTTGCAGGGAAACTTGTTCCCATTTGGTAGGCTGTTGGCCATACTCAAAGTCAGTATCAATCAAAGACTGAGGGGTTGATACACGGATCTTGTCTACAGCATCATAGGCACCGGACCTTTGCGCTTGCTGAAGACGTAATTGATTGTCAGAATTTGACGTTGGGCCAGTGTAAACTGATAATTGAGACATTATTTCACCTGTTAATCATGAAGCGGGGACCGAAGTCCCCACCTTTTATCGCTTGATGCTACCGCCACGTCTCTTAGCGACTGTGACTGATTCTTTGGTCTTAGTAACGCTATTTGGGGGCGTAGATGATGGACCCATTACAAGATCTTTGATGTTTTTATACATCGTTCCAAATGGGTGCTCGTTTTCATACTTTGTAGTATTCAACTCAGCTTGCCTTCTCGCATTCTCACGATTGATAATCGGATCACTTGTGACGGCACTACCATCTTCACCACTAAACTTTTTTACATGACCACCTTTTTTGAACACTCCAGACAACTCATTGATGTGAGTTGGTTTTGAAGCAGGCTTCCTAGCTTGAGGCATCTCTTTGGCCGCTCCCTGTCTGTTGACAGAGCCACCAGTAGCATAATGCTTCTTACTAGATCCACCTTTTCTCATGGCGTTCATTTCGGCTTGTGCATCTTGAGCGTATTCGCCAAGAGGGGCAATGGATGCAAATCCCCCCTTAGCTAGCCCTTTTTTTGCGGCGTGTCCTCCACGTTTAAAACCGCCTGCATTAGCTTCTTTGACTTCACCAGTCTTAGTATGTGTCTTGCCTCTAGGTGTGGTGTCAACATTATTGTTGGCAAATCTACCCTCATTGCCTTCAATAGTGCCTTCTAGGTCAACCATACCGCCTTTGGCATAGTGGTGCTTGTGATGGGCTTTACCACCACGCTTGAAACCACCTGCGTTAGACATAGACACGCCACCAGTACCGCGAGCAGAGTCTTTAGCGGCTGAATGCATTTCGGTGTTCTCGTAGTAACCCTCGTTACCCTCGATAGTTCCACCCATAATAGTCTTACCACGGGTCTCACTCTCGTTGGTCTCGCTAGGAACGCGTGAACCGATTGCGCCACCAGAAGCATATTTGCCACCCATGCACATAGCTTTGTGGTGCTCAGCCATCTTTTTGTGATGGATAGAACCGCCTTCTTTGTGCATCTTGGCATGGTGCTTAGCCATGTGCTTGTGGTGCTCGTGAGAGCCTTCAGGATGTCCAGAAACGTGATGGACTTTACCACCGCGCTTATAACCACCTGCATTTCCCTCTTTAACCATTCCTGTGCCGTGAGCAGTGTCTTTACCAGCGCCAACTACCTTTGTACGAACGAAAGGTTTCTCGTCGT